TGGTTTCGCGAAGACTGCAGTTTGGTCCTTGGCCCCATAAAACAAGTTTGGGATCGTCGTAGCCCGCACATCGGAACCGGGAATCTGGCTATAGATCTGTTGGGTGAGGAATTTGTAGGTCTTGGGGTCAATAATGGGACTTTCTAGACCAAAGACAAGACGGAACCTTGGCCACTCATCTGTCGTCGAGGGCGAGTAGTAACCGACAGTCAGATATTTTTTGCAGATATCTAGCTCGAGTGCCTCTTCTACGGTTAGCTCTTGTTTCTGTACTTTGTTTCCTTCAGAATCTTTGTGATCAGCTTGGTTATCTATATCGACGATAATTAAGCCTGCTTTTATAACACCAGTACCCTTTGAGTTTCTTTGTCCATTAAGGAGATGCCAGGCGCACACCCCGTGGCTTTGCCCTACCCGCTCAGCGATCTGCTCGGCGTTTAGCTCCGAGGCAATCCAGTTTGAATTGAACGCAGAGAAATTACCACCTACTGCTATCTTGCCTGTCTCAGGATGGAGGTGTTTTGCGACTACCTCGTTTACTGAGCAGATGAAGTTCATGGTGTGTCGCAAGATGCCTCCAGTATGCCTGAAATCTCAGCCAGCAATCTGAAGAGAAGCTGAAGAAGCCCCTCTCCGACCGCTTTCTCAAGGTTTGCTAATTCTACTTTGAAGCCTTAGCTTCGTAGTACTGCCTCACTACTTGGAACCAATTTTCTTCGTCCTTCTCTACTTCTTCGGGGCCAAAAGTAAAGATCTGAGTGTTGAATGCTTCTATAGCTGTAGTGACGATAATTTGCGTTTTATCTATCTTAATTCCAAGGCAAGCCTCAGCCGCCGCTTTGTACGCAGCTAGTTGAAGTCTTGTCTTCTTTGTTTTAAATACTCCCGAGATCAACGCTTTCTTTGTCTTTTCATCGACTTTGGCGTCTTTCCGTGGGAATCTTGCTGAGTAAGGTCCGTTACTGGTCTTGAAGTCGGCGAGTACGATCTCCGCGTTCTGGTTCATGTAGATCAGGTCGCAGCATCCCGCATAACCGTGACCCGTTTTTTCGTCGTAGTAGTGAATTCTACCTACACCGTCGTCACCTACGTATTTTGACCACCGTGGTTGATTGAAGGGCTTTTCGGACCAGAGCACGCGTCCCCCGACCAGAAGGTCGTCAAGGAGTTCGGGCATTCCATCCCAATAGGGGCTGTACCTTTCTGGCGGTACAACCTTCAGTCCGAGCAGATAGTTCTCAACACTTGAGTGGATCCAAGTCCCGCGTTCCGCAGCCTGATCTGCCACTCCTGGATTCATTAGATTCCAGTGGGCTAACTTCTTACGCGTCTCCTCCGACTGGGTAGCACTGAGGATCGAAGTTACGGATGGAAGCGGTGTAGGAACTCCATTACAAATGTAGTGCCTTAGTCCGTTGACTGTTACTCGAGTATCGGACACAAAATACGTGTCAATTCTTACTCAGCTTAGAACGAATCTGAGATTTCGTTGACTTCTTCCTCGTCATCATCTTCCTCATCATCGATGAAGAACTCCTGTTTTTGATACTGATACTCTCTGTTACGCTGATCCAGCTCTCCCATGAGACAAAGAGCAGCGGAGAAACCCTCAATCGTAATCTCCGCGCACTCCTCGGGCGTCCGTGGTTGATTTTGGTAATCGACACACTCTGTGAGTAATTGTTGCCCTACAAGTAACGCAGTGATCTTATCCAGCTTACTGTTCTGCTCTTTCTGAAGCTCTATAAGCTGCTCGAGGATGTTGCTGAGACGCTTGCTCACTTTCGAAGGTTTTTTGGGTGCTGCCAGCCTACTTCGAAATCAATGAACGTACTGCAGCGAGCAGCGCCTGCCTTTTTGAATACAAACCACGCAGACGTTACAGAGTCTTTTAATTGCTTACCATCTGCACGGAAACACGGTCTGGGGGACAGAATCTTCATGTTTACTAGAGAAGATTCGTTTAAAAATCCTTCACGATTCCTCGTGGGCTCCAAGAAGGTCAGGCGATCAAGGATGATTAAGCCCTCGTTGGCGATATCCATGCCGTACTCGGTTATCCATGATGTGTATTGAGCCGCACCCTGGGTTATAGCGACCACCCAGTCAACCCTACCTCGAAAGCTTTCCCACCATTCGGGATCGTGGAGATTCTGTTCGTCTTCGTTTCTAGTGATTTCGGTTATTTCATCTCCTTGAACTTGCTTTTCGAGCTGACCATCAAAGTCTGTCGGAAGTAGAATTGTGCCATTACCCCAAGAGCTCTTTGCTATGGGTGAAAAGACAAATTTGGGGACTTGGTAGAACGACATGGAGGCTGATACAGTTCTAGATAAGTTAAAATCTCACCTGACGCTAGAACAGAACTTTGCTCACAGAGTGTTTCTAGACAACGTTAAAAAACTAGATACACCCGAAGCAGAGGAGATTTTGAGTCTTGTGTACGCAAGTTATCTTATCAGGGGTACTTTGCTTGAGAACATTGTGATGTACTGTGTCGCAAACGATGTGGATCTTCCATCCTTCGGTGACCTGATCGACATGTGACATAAAAAAGGACCCCTGGAGGGGTCCGTAATTTCGGGCTTTTTGCTCGAGGTTTAGAACTCGAGACCAGCTGCTTTCAGAGCGGCTTTCTGTTCTTCGTTAAGCTCCTTAGGTTCCGCCTGCTTTTTAGCGCTAGGAGGTTCCTTTGTTGCTTCGGCACCAGGTTCGCCTGCTGATGGAGGTAAAGAAGCGAGAGTAGCGGGTGCGTTACCTTCTAATCGTTTCGGATTAGCTTCCATAAAAGCTTCTTTGATTGCCCCGTGGTCTTCTCCAAGAGGTAGCTCCACCAGATTCGCGCCGGAGATACTGCTACGAAGAGCACCTGATACCAGCTCTCCTCCATCGCTTTCAAGCCACGCGCCAATATCTTCGATGAGTTTTTTCTCATCGTCGTTCTGAGCGGGGCGATCCTTGAACTCAAGAACGTTGTAATTGATTTTGGCACCGTCAGCACCCGTGACCGGATCCCTTTCGTTGAAGGATTTTTGTGCAAACTTCGTCGAGGTGATGACTTCCCCTACGTTAATACGATTGTTGTAGAGGGTTTGGAAGTACGAGATAAAGTTCTTCTGACTTGACTTGCCACTAATAATGCTTGTACATACGCAGCGTGGCGGAAGAAGACGATGAGAAGGTGTGACGCCAATATAACTAATACGAATAAACTCTTCATGCGAGCGCATGCCGAGGTTACCGAAATACGGTGTGAACCCAAGAAGGACGAATTCAATCGGTATACCGTTGTCGTTTGAGTCAGTGATGGCCGCGTCAGGGTCAGTATCGGATTTCCAACGGCGTGCTTGAAGATCGATACGGAGCGTGTGCGGAGGGATCTGGCAGAGGATTTCATCAGCCGAGAATTTACCTGCGATAAAAACCATGGTTAATCAGAGCGAAAAGTCGAGAGAACCGAGAGCAGCAGTAGAAACGCGTCCTTTTTCGGGATCAGCAGCTTTCTTTGGAGACTGACGAGTCGAACGCGGGAGGTAGAGGATCTTATCCACTCCGTAGTTCAAGAACGTGCGGTCTTCCTTTTCTGAGGTGCTAATACGTCCGACAGCAATAGTCGGGGTGCCGGGAGGGAGTTCGGCGAGTTGACCTGACATCTCATTCCAGCAGCTGAGTTTTAGCCAACTCGTCTCCTGGTTTTCGTCTTGCCAAGCCAGAGACCTATTGGTGACAGTGTTGTCGCCGATTTGGGCCTCTTCTGTTTTAGGTCCGAGACCACCCGTGGCGATGTAGAGATTGATCGCGAGCAGGTCGTCCCAGTTGTCTTGGGTGACAATCAGCATGGGCTGCATTTTCAGCAGACCATCGGGTTCGGCTTTAGTTGGTCCTACGGCGAAGATTGTGTCCCCTTCTTTCAGACCCTTTAGAAGATTGCCCACATAGTGCTGGCTCTGTTGAAGAAGCAGGACCTTGGTGGCGACTTTTTTATCGGTTGACGGGAGTGCCTCAGCACTAACCTTGATGGTCCCGTCATTATTGAAAGGCGCGTGTTTAACTCGAAGACCGAGCATGAAAACGTTCATGGTTGATCGTGCGGTAGATCGTTGATCTGTGTACTTTGAGCGCCTTGGCGATTTCCGTGACCGGAACGCCCTGGCTTGAGAAGGCTAATACCAAATTTATGTCTGCGTCGCCCAACTTAGATGACTTCATCTTTTTGTAAGAATTGTGGTAGGGATTGATGCATGACCTGTTGCCGCATGCCGGTTTTACGCAACCCTCTTTGTTGATCTCAAGATAATCTAATATCATGGGACGCACATAATATTTCGTTCCCATCGCATATATGACTGGTGAATGATTGCACATACGCCCACCCCAGTCCTCGCATACCTCGTGCTTGAAGTCGCTCTCTGCTAAACGTCTGAAAAGATCTGCCAGACTGCTACTCTTTACTTTCTTGTAAGACAGAGCGAACGTATCTACTTGAAGCGCTCTGGCTATGTCTGCGGCCTGCGCTTGAGCGTGGTTTGAGTCGTTAGCTGTTATTGCTAGTTCTAACCTCTTTGACTCCCTTTCGAGCATTAGGCAGTAGCTCGTAGACATCATTCATCCGTAATAAAAAAGGGGTACAGCTTGAACCGTACCCCGGACTGTCTAGTTAGAGCACGTCTTTACGGAGCTAAACGATCCCCAGAGCTTCCTTAGCTTTGTCGCCAACGTGCAAATTCTCTTCCTGAATTTGCTGTTTGATCTGGTCGTCAGTTAAGCCTGCCTTGCGTGCTCTCAGCACAGCTTCATACCCAATAGTCCCTTCGGTGCCGTTAGGACCGATGAAGGCTGTGATTGTGTCGACAGAAGCCATCTTTTACTAATGGTTTAAACACGCGAAGTCTACACCCCTAAAGCTTCCCGTGCAGCAGCACCGAAATTTAATCCTTGGGCTGCAGCTCGTTGGCGAATCTCAGTATCCGACATTGTGGCTCGCGCCCGATTCACCGCCTCCAAACCGAGGGTTCCTGCATTCCCGGCGGCACCG